AATAATGCCCTTTCGAGCTTTGCTAAACACCGCTCCGTTTGAAGCTCGTGCACCGATAGGATCATCCATCGTAAGCAGTGTTTCCGGTGACATGTTGTATTGAACAATCAGCGACGGATACAGTGAGTTGAGGTCAAAGGACATGACCCAGTCGTGCATACCAACCGGTGGTTCTTTTACGTATCCGCCTGGAAAGGTTTCTGTGTAGTGTTCTTTGTTGGGTGGGATCGCAATCTTTTTCTTGGCCAGACGGCGGAAGATGATGCTGTCCCAAATTGCTGTGGTACCAAGTGTGTCCGTGTAGTTCACACCGCCGAGGTAAGCCATTGTAAGGACCAAGGTAATGAGTCCAAGCTTTTCTTCCATACGCTCGATCAACTCGACGTCTTTGATGTTGTAGTCGATAAAGACCTGGTAGTCCGCATCGTAAAGATCGCGGAGAGTACCGATCTCGGAGTAGTCTAGCTTTTTGTCGCCAAGGACTACCGAAGCAATGTGATTAAGAGAATAGGATTCTTGGTTACCGTACGTGTAGGCAAACTTCTTGAAAAGCTCCATGTAGTCGAGTGACTGAATGCCGCTGATGTCGAAGGTGACCTGAGACTTGTTCATGATCGTGATCTCACGCCGGTCGATCTTGCCCCAAGGTGAAAGACACTTTGTGATGTTCTCACCGAGCAGAACAGCTGCACGCGAAACCAAGTATGGTACATCGAAGAATCGTGTGTTCCATCCCGTTATGACGTCGGGTGTGTACTCGGGCTGTGACCAGTGACCAATAAAGTCGTGAAGCATTTCCGACTCTGAATCGAACTGGTAGTACTCGATGTTGAGATGCGAGAGCTTGGTCTTAGCAACCTCGTAAGGCTTCAAGCCCCAAACACGGTAATGATCTTCCCGACTAGACTTGTAAGCAATACTGAGGATCTGATTAGTTGGATTGTCGACATCTGGAAAGCCATCGCCGTAGGATGTTTCGATGTCAAACGAAGCCACGTCGATGTTTGCGCGAGAGTACTCGATCTCGTTGGGAAACTGCGTTTGAATAAATGCAGGGATGTGACGTGTGTTTCCGTAGATCTTGAAGTCCTGAACGCCTTCGTACGTTTTCTCGAACTGGCGAACTTCGGACATCGATTCAAAGCGCATGGGCTCGACTGGAACCCCATCTAATGCCTTCCACTCTGTGTCGTCGTTTTTTGACGGAAGGTAAAGCTCTGGTCTGTATTTGATTTTTTCCCGGACCTTGTTGCCCTGGTCGTCGTAGCCGCGATAGAGAAGATTGTTTCCAAAGCGATCAACGCACGTGTAAAAGCCGTTTTTGATATGATCTGATTTAAGCATGGTGTAGTGGGTACATTATACCGAAAACAAACGGAAATGTAAATCCCAAAATGTATTTAATTCGTCCGAAAGGTGGGTAATAACACAAAAAGCCCGCCAGGAATCGACCCAGCGGGCTTCGTGTTTATCTATTCAGAAAGAAATTGTTTTTCCGATTTACCGTTGATGGTAAATGTTTTTGGCTGAAGTTCCTCGGGTATTTCTCTTTCAAGTTTAACCGAAAGAACTCCGCAGTCAAGAGTTACCTCCTTAACAAAAACGTGCTCTGCAAGGTCAAAGGTCTTTTCGAACTTTCGTGTTCCAATGCCTTTATGCAGATACTCAACGTCTTTAGAAGAGGTGTCTTTGCCCTCGACTCGAAGCTGGCCTTTGTCAAGAGTAACCGTAAGGTCTTCTTCTTTAAAGCCTGCTACTGCAATCGCGATCTCAAATGCGTTATCCGAATGCTTGATAACATTGTGAGGCGGATACGTTTGATTGCTTTGAGATGATTCAATTCGATCAAAGAAGTGATCGAAACCTACTGTCCACGAAAGTGGAATACTATATGCTGTCATGTTTTTCTCCTTATTAATAAGCGAGTTTGTATTGTCGGAACCCCGAAGGCATTCCTATCGGTTGACCTTCTTGGCCAATCGAAATTGTTTTTATCCCCGAAGGGAAAGGCTTACGCAATTAAGCGTAGAAGCCTGTTTTTGTAAAAAGAACTGTTGTTGCAGCTCCTGATCCATCCAGGTTAGCAGAAGCAAAAATCTTATCGTCGTAATCTTTGCGAATCAAAAGACTTTGATTTGGCTGCAAGTAAATGGTAGATATTGGGGTTCCGGTTGCTGTTTCTGTGTGGATGTAACGTCCGGTTCCGTTGGTGTTCTGAACAAAGACCTGCTGGGCTTCGTCGATGTCGTCCGGGGTTAAAGAAGCGGGTGCTGCAATGCTTAAAGGCTTAATTTTCATATCGGTGGTGTACCACCTTATTTATACTGTTTCTTGACGTTTCCGATATTATATTTCTCTTTTAGCAACCAATTTGTTTTCTCTTTGTAGGAGATGATTTTAATCTTTTTAAGATCCGTAGTTTCGGTGATCTCCTCACGCTTCGCAAGGCGAATCAAACCCCAATCAGAAAGAAGAATAGAAATCGTGTTTCTCCTTCTTAGATCATCAAGGGTGAAGTCTGATGTTTTTCCATCGAGCATAAAAAGCTCTTTGAAGTGTAGAATAAAGTACCGACCTTGCTTGTGAAGGATGTGGCAGCTTTGGTAAAGGGTGTTGCCGTCTCTTGTGGATGCAACGCCAATACGTGAAAGTGTTTCTTTTACTTTTAGAAAGTCGTCGGGCTCGTTTAGGTAAACCTCGAGCATGTCGCTCGGGCTCCAATTAACGAAATCATTTTGTAGTTCGTTGTTCATGATTTTACTTATGTCCTCCTTTGTCTCTTAGTTTGTGAAGCTCTGCTAATGCGCTGGGCGTAAAGAGGGGAAGAACCTCTCGTGCCTTTTCTGAGCTGTAACCGTAGTGTTCTTTAATAACTTCGATGTCTTTAGTGTCTGGTAGTGCTTTGAACCACTTGCTAAAACGTTTTCGAGGACGAAGAGCATTGCGGTAAAAGTCGTATTGCATTTTTGCGGGAAGCGAGGCGTACCGATTCATTTCATTAGCGAAGAGAACCGTGTCGTTGAAAAAGGAAAGAGACCGATTGACCATAAATGGAACATAAGCCTTTTCGGGGGATTCAAGCGACACAGCTTCGTCCGCGTGTGCAGTAACATCTTCAAGCAAGTCCTTGGCTTTTGGACCCGCATTGATGTTGGAAACTATATCGAAAAACGAAAGCTTTTTTTCTTTCTTAGCCATCACTTCCAGTTTACGTTTGCCATTAGTTCGGTGAGGCACGCTACCATGTTCAGTTCCCTGTCGGCTACAAAAGCGTTTTTATACTGGTAGTCAGCAAGGACAAGGACCGCACTTGGTACCGAAGCAGGCTCAGCGAAGTCGGTTAGCACATCGTAGATCTTTCTAAAAACCGCTGTGCTGTCAAGCGTTGAGTTGTTAGCTACCCAAGCCCGCATGGACTTGAAGTTCTTGGTCTTGAGATGTGTGATCACCTCAGCAATGCTTTCGTCACTGTTGCCAATGAGAATGGCTGCGGGGATTTCTCCCGTGCTGCTGTATCGCTGACACTCGCCAATAACTCTTCGCCAATCGGGAGCGTGACGAATAATGAGTTCAGCGATAACCTTTTCATTGTAGGTAACGCCTTCGGCATCAAGGATACTTTTGAGACGTCCCATAAACTTGCTGGCGAGACCTGCGAGTTGCTTTTTGTTTGTGTTGAAATCAATCACCGAGCACCGGCTGTGAAGCGGTTCAATAAGACGGTTCTTGAAGTTACACGTGAGGATGAATCGGCAATTGTTGCTGAACTCCTCGATGAATCCGCGAAGCGCGGGTTGAGTGCTTTGTGCGTTTAGGTAATCAGCCTCGTCGAGAATGATAACTTTGATACCGCCAGTGAGACTAACGGTACTTGCGAATTGCTTGATCTTGTTACGAAGGACGTCAATGCCGGATTCTTCAGAACCGTTAATCAGCATCCAGTCGAGACCAAGCTCGTTACAAAGTGCTTTGGCAACCGTTGTTTTACCGGTGCCAGCTGTGCCCGCAAGAAGCATGTTGTGGAGTTCTCCTCCTTTGACAATTGCGGTGAATGTGTCCTTAAGATCTTTGGTAAGGATACACTCGTTGATGTTTTTGGGACGGTATTTTTCGACCCAAAGGAATTCTTTTTGGTTGATGTTCATAATGTAGATGGGTATATTGTATCACAAATTGGCGTTAATGTAAACCGGATCTTTCTGTTAAATCCAGGTAAGCAAAGACGAAGAGCAACGCGACAATCGCTCCGCCATATAGTATTTCGAAGGTCATTGTTAACGGTGGGCTTGGCCAATCAGGAAGTAGATCCCGATTAAAGAAGCGGATATTAAACCGAGTGAGACTTCAAGAGCGAGCATGACTTTATGACTTAAAGAGAAATGCCATTAAGCGGTTAGCGACGCCTTGCTTAACAGGTGTCTCTGGCTCAACAAAGGAAATGTGTACAATGTCTTCAGGATTCTTTTCGGCTCGCTTGGCTGCTGAAGCCAATTCGTTTGAAGTGAAAAGAAGAGGAGCGGAGTCTTCGATGAACACCTGAAAGTATTCTTTTGAAGCCGATGATTTTGCGAATCGGTTTGGGACCTTACAAACGTAAGCTCTTGATTGTGTGGGAAGTTCTTTCATAATGTAAAAAGTGGAGGCAAGGGGATTCGAACCCCTGACATCCTGCTTGCAAAGCAGGTGCTCTACCAACTGAGCTATACCCCCTTAAATTTTATTC